CCATCACCAACTTGTAAATCTGCAATCGATGCAAATCTCTGGCCAGCTTGAACAACAATACCCATTAAGTTTAATAATGTTGCTGATGGTTCTTTAAATGGCAACATCATAAATGAATCTTTTAAGTTTCCACCAGGAGCATCTACGTCTCTAAACTCTCCAGGTTGAATAGATTGTGCGTCGTCTCTAATTCTAATCCCACGCATTTTAAATCCAGCTGGTAAGTTTGATAAAGTTCCAGCATCTAACAATTGTCTTAATGCAGCTGTTGCAGTTCTAGACAATCCACCAATCATGTGAATTAAACCAAAACCATAAAAGCCTAAGCCTGGTAAAAATTTAAAGTGAACGAAATAATCTATTTTATTTTTCTTTGGATCTCCAATTTCATAGTTTCTTTTAATTGCTAAAACATTTCTTGATGCTTCTTCAACTGTAACAATGTAAGGAATTTTAATTCCAGAAGGCTCACCAGACTCATCTTGATCTTCAAATCCTTCTAGGTCTAAATTAATATGACACTCTAACAAAGTATAAACATCATCGTCTTGAGTTTTTCTTTGTCCTTCTAGTTCTCTCTCTTTTTTCTCTACATCGTTTTCAACATTGCTTGGTGTGCCTAACTCTATATCTCTATAAAAGCCAGCGACTTGTTGTTTTCTTAATTCGTTTTTAGATACCTTTACCCGATGGATGATTGCTTCCGCATCTTCTAATGAGGTAGCAGTGTACGGTACAATCAAATCATCTGCAGGTACAAACTTTGATGTGGGTCTGCCTTCAAGTTCATCGAAATAAACTTTTTTAAAAGCTGATCCCGCTAGTGGTAAATAAAATAGCATTTGATCAAAGTCTGGCTCATAATCTTTCATCTTCTCCATGAGCTCGTAATTCATATAATCTTTTACACGTTGAGACTGCTGTTGTTTTTCTGGTGTTGGAGCACCAATCACAGCTGTTCTAACTGGGCCATCTGCTGGCAATAATTCTTTATAAGCTAAAGCTTGAAACTGAGTTACAGCTTCAGCAAGTACTGGGTGAGTTGCACCACTCGCTCCTTGGAATGGTTCAGTTCTCATATTGTATTTGAAACCTAATAAATCTAAACCTGTGGTATAAGTTTTCTCCCAATCTTTTCTACCCATTTGGTAGTCCATGTATTTTTGAGAAAGGTCTGATCCCATTTCTTGTAACACATTGTCTGGTAAAAATTCTGCTAAGTTAGCGTAATGCTCATCGCCACCTTCTGGTGAAATTGCATTAGGATCAAAATCAATATCTACTGATCCATCTTCATTCTCAATTGTTTCTATGGGCCCTGGTGCCTGTTCCTCTTCTACTGAAACTTCTTCAACAGTTTCTTGAATCTGTTCGTCACCCGGTATAGTTACGGACCCTCTTGGTCCCTGTGTTAAGGACTTGTCTATTTTGTCTGCCATTACTTTTCTCCTGTGTTGTTTTAACAGTATTATAATTAATATTCAACCCCTGAGGCGTGGGTCCTGATTCAGGCGCCAGGAGCCAGGTCTTAGGGTATTTTGATGTCTTTGATTTGGTTTGCATATTTTCCGAATAATGGTTTTTTAATACCTCTCTCTTCTAAAAAGGTCTCCTTAGCTGTTTCAATTTCTTCTTTAGGTGCTGGCATATCTATATCATCCACCATAGTCATATTAGGTAAAACAGTAGTATCAAAATCTCTCTCGGCTACTCTTCTCTGCTTTACATCTTCAGGGGTAGCATCAACTCTTTTTTTAAACCAATCTCGTGCAAAGGTAGCATCGTAAGGAGTTTCAAATTTTGGTTTTGTTGGTAGGTAATCAAAGGGCCCAGCTTTTTCTCCTTGCCCTGTAAATTTATCTTTTAAATAATCCTTAGCACCTATTAAAATTCCAGGTATATTAGCTACATCCTCTCCAAATTTCCCGACTGTATAAAGCCCTGATTCCTTTCCAGAAAGTCCCGCATCAATGGCTTCGGAGAAATTCATCGCGGCGAAAGCTGGTTCTAATGCCCCACCAACCATTCCTGCTCCTTTTAAAACTTTTCCACCAACCTTGGCAATATCCCCAAGTAATTCGTTAGCAATAAATCCTGCTTGTGAATTTGTAATCTTAATTCCTTTTTTCTTGAAAGCTTTTTCTAAATGAGTTTTAAATTTTGGATCTTTTTGAATTACTTTTTGAAGTTCTGGTTTATCCAGGTATTGTTTTTTTAATATTTTTGAACCAATTGGATCTTTTACTAATTCATTAAAATATTGTCTAAAAGCAGTTTCTGGATCATAGTTAAAAATAAAATTTTTTGTAGGAACTGCAGTCTTAGTTGCTGGATTATATTTATATAAATCACCTTTAAATTGTGGGTATCCTGCTTTAGTTATTTTATTTAATTCGTCTATATTAGCTTCAACATTAGTCCCATTTTTAATTTTTTGCATTAAAGACTTTCTTTTACTTGAAAAACCTTCTATACCAAGTTCATAATTTCTCTTTGAAGTTGTCCCTACTAAATTTCTTAAAGCTCTTATTTTATCATCTGCATTATCCATTTGTGCAATTTCAGACATACCCTCAAGATGGTCTGCGTTAAATATTAATTCTGAATACCCTGCTTTTTTTAATTCTGATGTATCAAATATTTTATTTAACAAGTCAGTTTGATTTGTCATAAATTTTTTAATTGAGGTCTCTCCATTCAAAGCTAGTTTTAATTGTTCTTTTGTTAAAGAATTTTCAACCATATTCATAAGCTGTTTGTATCTAAGACTAAATCGATTTTTCTTTTCACTATATGTTTTATACTCTTCAGGTAAATATTGTTTTAAAAAACCTCCTCTAAGCTTACCGGTTCCAATTTCGTCTGATTCAAGTAAATATAGTAAATCAGATTTAACACTTGGATTTAAAACATCAGCGTACTGTTTTCTCAAAGCTTCTCTATCAATGTAAGTACCTTTATAAAATTTTTTATCTGTATTATAGTAATCTAAATATCTTTTTAAATTTTTTACAAGTTGTGGATTTTTTTCTAGCTGAGCACTATAGAATGCTTTTTTAAAAAAAGCTTGAGCATCTGATTGCAATACATTTCCACTTGGTATACGTGCACCCATGCCATACAAATTAAGAGGTAAACTTGAACCTCTAGTTCCTTTTACAGGAACTTTTCCTACGTTAGGGAAACCAAATGTATCTATTGCTTTTCTTTTTGTTGAATCTTCAATTCCAAGTGTTTTAAATTCTTCTATTAATTTTTTTTCAAAAGATTTATAGTCTTTAATGTTATATTTAGTGACATTTTTATCATAAAAATCTGTTACAAAATCATTAATTTGTTTTGTTTGTTGATTAGCAGCGCCTGTGACTAAGTCTAAATTAGCTTGTCTAATTTTGCTAACTTTTTTACCTCTTTCATCAAAAGCTTTTTGAGCTGCTTTTTTATTTTTAAAAGGACCTACTGTTGTTCTTGGTGAATCACCTTTACCAGGACCAAGATAATCGGGATTACGTACTTCAAAATAATAATCTCCTAACTCAACTCCAGGTAATTTTTTAAATTTTTTTACATTCTTTACTTCTTTTATTCCAGCAAACCCAGGTCTCGATCCATCAATAGTGGGCTTAACTAACTGAGGTACTATTCTTCCCCCATCAGCAAAAGAACCAGAGCTTTTAAATCTTAAATATTCTTCCCAACTTAAATCAGGGTAATTTTTCATCCAGTCTAATTTTTGTTTGCCGTAATACTCTTTTTCCAGTGAAGAGCCTCCACTAAAACCTGCACGTCCACCTTCAGCTTTTAATCCTCTATTTAATCTTCCCATAAAGTTAGAAATAACCATACGAGCATCTTCATTAGATAAACCTATTAGATCTTTCTGTTCTTCTAACATTTGAATAATTAAATCTTTCTCCATTCCTCCACGAATACCTTGAACACCAAGATTAACCTTAGCTTCAAAGTCTTTTAGTTTTCCTGCGTGAATTGCTTCTTCGGGTTTTGGTTCGGGAATAACGGGTCCACCGTTTTCGTATTTTTGACGCGGGCGTGTAAGATACGCCACCATTTCATTGTAATGATGGAGTTTCAATTTAAACTCCTAGTATATTCGCTAGTCCGCCTGAAGCTAATGTAATTTTAGTTTTGTCTTCTTCAACTAATTCATTTACCACATCCATCTCTGGATTTCCTTGGGCAGTTCCCATTCTTATTTCATAGAACTCTTTTAGTTCGTCTAAAGAATTTGGTTTACGACCTCTTTCTCTAATAAATTCTTTAACCACTTCTTCAATTCTAATTTCAGGGTTAATATTACTCGCCATGCCAGATCTAGCTTCAGCTTTAAATTGTTCAAATGACATTGGTTCTAATCCTTGTTCTTGCATATCAAAAATATGTTTTCTATATTCTTCAATTAATAATGGATCCTCACCAGCCAGTTGCATGATGCCTGATTCCTGAGTCTGGACTTGTTCGCCATAAGGAATGTTTTGATCTTTCATTAATTCAATTGTATCAATATCTTCTTCACCGATTTCTTCTATATCGTCTTCACTTCCGTAAGCATAATTAGCTCTCATAATTCCACCTTCAGCCTCTGACATTCTATCTAAATAATAGTCATAAGCCTTTTTATAATATTTCATTTGTTCAGATTCAGAAAGATCACCGTAATCTAAATCATCATCACCTGCCATATCTTCGGCAATCTCAACAATTTTATATTTCCAATCTGCAGCCATATCTAATAATACACTTTTTGTGTCTTCTGTAAAGATTCTTCTTTGTAATCTTCAGGGTGTTGAATCAAACCACCCTGTCTAAATCTCATCACTGCTTGAGTCATACTATCGACCAAGTCATCATGATCCCCATAAGGAAAAGCAGCGCATTCTTCAATCACTTCTTGAGCAAACTCCATTTCTTTGGGCGCCCATATTCGGCCACTCTCGAACAGAGGTGATACCGAGTTTACTCTAGTGTGCT